CGTCTTACCGAGGGCCGGGACAGAATTACGAAGGACCAGCAAATCTTTTTGTCAAAGACACAATTCTTTTTTCTTAGGGACGAACCATGTCGGATTCCTGTAATCCAGACTCCACTACTGGTAAAGCTATAAGAAGAAAGCTTCAAAAAGGAGCAAAATTCAATTACGATTTTGTTCAAATAGCTTCTCGTCTTGTTGCTGCCGGTATGACTGAAAGGGATATTGGTTATGTTCTGGGTGTCAAACCGACTACAGTATCCAAGTGGAAGCAGAGATATGCTGAGTTCAAACTTGCAACTGATTCTAAATCATCTGCAAAACAAATAGCAGTAGCTCATATGGTTGCTAACGGTCTTCGATCTGCCACTGGTTATGATTTTGAAGAAGTAGATCAAGTTTTTGAGATGGCAGACAATCCTGATTATAACGAAGAAGACGGGGACTGTAGGGAACCCAAACGAATTCTTGTGGTAAAAAAGGAAACACGTAAACTGAAACACCGTGCTCCTGATAAAGATTTACTGATGTTCTTTTTGCTTAATCTGAGTGATGAATATCATAATGTGAGATCAATTCAAATTGACCAAACAAAGAAACAAATCAATGTAAATATAACAGGAAAACTCGAATCGAGTGATATTAGAAAATTGGCCGGTGCTGCTTTTCAGACCGCAGACGCTTTGGACAAAAAATCGAAAGTGATTGAAAGCAAAATCATTGATGTCATTGATGGTGAGTTTAATAATGACAGCATCCCCCCAAAAGATGCTGACATTGTTAAAGTCTCCAGCGATGTCAACAGGGATTTTCTTGAAAGCATAGTTGATGAAAACTAGAAATCTTGATACCCCGGAAGGATTTTTCGATGCAATACCGTCTGATCCTGCTGAAAATATTTCGTGGAGAATGACATTTCACGAAAGGGCTGCAAAAGATGAAGGGATGCAAAGAGTCTATAAAGAATTGTGTTGGGCTAATATAAAAATACTTTTCAACTCTGCTTTCTGGGTTTACGATGCCGATGCACCAACCGGATTCCGCAACCGGCCTTTCATACTTTGGCCCCATCAGGAACCGGCTGTAGATGAAATACATGACAGTATAATAAATCAACATAATTTGGTTATCGACAAATCTCGGAAAGAAGGAGCTACTGAGATTATTTGTAAGACCTTTGCCGGGCATTTTCTACTCGACCCTGAGAGTCAGTTTCTTGTTGGCTCAAGGAAGGCCGAGTATGTTGATAAAGGGGTGGAATTGGTAAACGGCAGACTTATCGGTTTACACAAGTCTCTGATGCATAAAGTGTGTTACGCATTCACAACACTTCCGAACTGGATGCGGCCAAATCTACTGAAGACGTACATGCTGTTGCAGAATTTAGATAATTCGTCAGTGATCAGTGGCGAAGCGACAAACGAGAACTTCGGTGCTGGTGATCGTCAAAAAGGGATTCTGGTCGATGAGTATGGTCGTATAGATCATAACATGGCACTGAATATCAATGACTCCGTACATGATACATCAGCGTGTGTGATATTTAATAGTACTCATTTTTGGGGAGTAGAACATCCGTATAATCAGTTATTGACTCAAAAGTACGGGGAAGTCCCGGTAATAATAATGCCGTGGATTGATAACCCCAATAAGAATAAGGGCTTATATCTTTCCCCGGATTACGATATTGTAGAAATAAAAGACATTGATTATTACAGAGAACAATGTCCAGAAGTTTTTAATAATATTAAATCAATGGAAAGTTTCAAATTAAGTGACCTGAGACGGAAACATCAGACAGAATCGTGGTCCAAAACTCTCGAAGATATTGTTTTTATAGCGGACGGCGGCGATCAAAATGAGGGGGGTTGGAGAAGCCTTTGGTATGATGACGTATGCAAAAAAAGACGACCGAGAGATGTGGCTTGTAATATTGATCGTAGACCGAGAGGTTCTGGTTCATCGGTATTTTCTCCGGCAACATTACATAGAATAGAACAATCAACTATATTTCCACCTAAGTTCAAAGGTGATGTAGTTATCAAAAGAGACAGAGAAAGACTTGTTTCAAAAGGAATAGTAGTTCCCGGTGGTGTCGGTAGATTAAGATGGTGGGGGGTTTTAAGAAATGGTAGACCCGATCAAAAACATAATTTTATCGTTGGTGCTGATATTGGTCTCGGTCGCGGAGCATCCAATAGTGTTCTCTCTATTGTGGATGTCAACCTAAGTGAAGAGGTGGGTCAATGGATTTGTGCAAATACTTCTCCAGAGGATTTTGCAGATACTGCTGTAGCATTATGTAAATGGATTGGTGGCTTGAACAAAGAACCTTATCTTATTTGGGAATCAAATGGAATTGGTGGGGTTTTTGAAGGCCGTATAGTAAAAAATAGATATCCATTTATATATATACGTAGAGATGAAACGGCAAGAAGAAAGAAAAAGAAAAACAAACGTGGATGGTGTAATACAAAAGGACCGGACGGAACAAAGTATAGATTGCTGATGGATTTGGATATTGCTCTTAAAGAAGGACTATCCGATAAACCTCTATCAAAACATATTACTATTCACTGTGAACAGACAATTAGAGAAATGGAGTCTTACTTATTTAATAACGCCGGTACGCCACATCCGGCAAAAGTATCTGAAGATGAGGAATCAACAGCAAACGCCGCACACGGAGACAGAGTAATAGCTCTTGGTCTTTGTTGTTTAGCTTTAGAATATCAACCAAAAGCAATGATAGAGAGACAAAAGCAGAAAAAGAGCAACACTCTCGGTGAACGAATGAATGAAAGAAAAAGGGAAGCAGCAAAAAAAGGAAATCGTAGATTTATTTACTAAGGTATAACATGGGTTCTATCCTAAATGAAAAAAATGTAAAAGCTAATTTTCCGCAGCGTCTTGTTATGGGAACAAAGACTTGGAGAACGGAAATAGCAGAACCGGCTTTAGCTAATAGAATGATAATGTTAAGGGCTTTAGAATCCGGTTACTTTACTAAAAACGCAAGACACTCAAGTGTGGATAAAAGTCATCCAGTCAACTTAATAGATCGCGGTCTCAGTATTTTAATACCTTATCTTGTTATGAGTGATCCTAAACTTTTGATAACAAGCAAGAGAAAAGAACTTCGTCCGTTTGCAAAAACAACTGAAATGGCTTTCAATCATCTTATCGAAGAAATAAAATTTGCAAAAAATTCTCTTAGACCAGCGATAAGAGATGCAATGTTTGGTCTTGGTATTATGAAAACAGGGTTGATGAAATCCTATGAAGTAGAAATATTTGGACACACTCATGCTATAGGACAGGTATATTCAGACCCAATTGATTTAGTTGATTATATTGGAGACCCTTCAGCAACATCATTTGAAGGATTTGAATTTGAAGGTAATTTTTATAGATTGTCTGTAGAAGCAGCAAAAGAAATGTATCCTCGTCATGCTGACATTATGACACCATCATATACTTTGCATGGTTCTGAGAGAGAATTTGATCCACAAAACATATCAAAAGGCAATACAAAAAGTGGGCAATTTTCTACATTGAGAGAATACATACAACTTGCTGATTACTGGATTCCAGATGAAAATGTGATTATTACTATTGAGCCGAGCACTGCAACTATTCTGCGAACTGTAGATGCTGAGACACCGGAAGGCGGTCCTTATGATAAATTGTACTTTAAGGATTTTCCCGGTTCTTCTCTTCCTATACCCCCTATTTGGTATTGGATGGATTTGGACGCGACACTGAATATAATTGTAAATAAAATGAGACGGCAAGCGGAAGCACAGAAAACAAATCTTGTATATGAAGGCGATGCTGTTGATGATGCTGAAAGACTTGTGAATGCTCCTGATTTGAAATCTATTAAGGTATCAAGTGCCGATGGTGTAAAAGCCATTGAATGGAAAGGGATTGATCCCGAACACTATTCTTGGATTAATTATCTGGAAGGACAGTTCTCCGCACAAGGAAACAACCTTTATCTTCTTGGTGGTCAAGGTACTGGTTCTGAAACTCTTGGTCAAGATCAATTACAGTTTGCTAATGCCTCAAAAACGGTTGATGATATGACCGGTACTACCTATTCCTTTGCACAGAGTATTTCAAAAAAGATGGTATGGTATTTCTGGAGTGATCCATTAATTTCAGTTCCTATGATAAAGAGAATTGACGGATTTGGTGATATTCCTGTTATTTTTGATAGAGCCGCAAGAGACGGAGAATTTTGGGATTATGAGTTTAGTATTGAACCGTATTCTTTACAGAGACTCTCTGCAAATATAGAATTCCAGAGAACCTTGAGTCTAATAACTCAATGGATTCTTCCGTCTGCTCAACTTGCGGCACAACAGGGAGCTACGATCAATATACCAAAAGCTACACAACATTTGGCTAAGATGGCAGGACTTAGAGGTTTTAATGATTGGTATGAAACTGCTGTACCAAACACAGAATCCAGATTAAATCCATATACACCAACACAAGGGAAAGTAAAAAACAAAGACGTGCAGGATGGTAGAACTGGAGCAAATCCTAATTCAGCCATAGCAAATAGCCGTCAAAAACTTGAGCGAAGTGGAAGTTCACTTTAGGAGACTGTAGAATGAAGAAAACTAAAACTATTTTGATAACTTTGATTCTTGTTGTTGTATTGGGTATTCTCGGTTGTAGAACTCTTATTGATTCTATTACCCCGTCTGATATTGACAAAAGGGCACAAGAGTATTCTAAAGTACCTGATAAAGACATCGGTAAATGGAAGTCTTTGAATGATGCTGTAGAAGTACGCAAAGAAATCATAATTAAACACAGAACGGAACAAATAGACTTAAAACGAAAAGCACAGGATGATAAGATTTTGTACAAGGATGCTATAGGATTTATTGATGCTAATATTCAGGAGTCCCTTGATTTACAGGGGATTATTATTGGTGGTCCTGACAATCCTTTTAGTGTTCTTGGAATGCTTGCTCCGTTTGGTATTGGTGCTATAGCCGGTAGTGTGTTTATTAAGAGACGTAATGACTATTCTCCAGAAGAGTATGAGACCGGCGTAGAGAAAGCAAAAATAGAAGGAGAAAAAAATGCCACCTAAAGGGATAGGATATAAAGATGCTTCTAAATTATCATCTTCTCGCATTAGAAAAAAGAAGGAAGATGAGAAGCCGTTGAAGAAGAAAAGAACTAAACGCACAGAGAAGATAGTGGAACGACTTAAAAAAGCCGGATTATCCGATGCCGATATTAAAAGAATACTGGACAAGGGAGTACAATAATGGCGGCAACCGGAACGATTAATATCATTGCAGAACTTCTTGGTCTTGGTAAGGATATGGATTTCTTAGACAGATTCACACTTACTAATACACCAACAAAATCGACTAAGCAATATAGAATACAAGCTGTTGCTGATACCGAAGAAGTTCTTGATCTTGGTGGTGTTTCTACCGTTGATCTTATTATCATAAAAGCAGTTGCGAATGATATGACAATTGACACAACTTTTGTTTCTACCTACGTTGCAGAACTGATTGTGTTAGCAGGGGAGATAGCAGTATTTAGTCCTTCTGGAACAGTGTACATAAAAAATCAAGATGGGGCCGAACAAGTGACCTACGAATACATAGTTATTGGCAGATAAGGAATATCCACAATGGCTCTGGATGCGAATTATGAAAGAGAAATTTGTGAAAGAGTATTGAATATTTCTCGTTTCTTGTATGCTGTAGAAGCATCACCGGATTTACCGACAGCATCTGAAGTAATGAAAACGAAGAAAAATTCAACACCGGAAGAAATACGAGATCAGATACAGGAAAATTTAGATTTCATAATGGTTAGTATGAAATACTGTGTGTTTGATATTGAAGCACTAAGAAGAGAAATAAAAGAGGTAGAAAAAGGGAAATAGTAATGCCTTTGTTTAGATTTAAGTGTTATGAGTGTAATGAGACAGACGAAGATATGTGTCTGTTCCAAAACAAACAGTATCCTGTCTGTTCTCGTTGTGATACAGTTATGTTAGACGATTTTACACCGGTAAAGGGTGCTGTATTTGGAGATAAAGAAAGAATTTCTACGGCTCTTGGAGTGCATCCTTCTCAAATTATAAGTGGAGAAGCAGAAAGAATACATCCGGGTGCAAGATTCAATCACAATGGAGACATGATATTAAAGAACCGGTTGGAGCAAAAACAAAGGCTTCGGGAGAGAAACTGGATAAACAAAGATTCATATTGTTAAGGGAGACAAAAATGAGCACTGAAACAAAAAAAGTAACAAACTTAAAAGGCCGGTATTTTCAAAGAGAACTGGGGGACGGCACTTCTATGAATGTCATCAGGATGAGAAGGCCGGATGATCAGGTTTTTGCTTTGGCTCTTCAACTGAGAGTGGGAACCAAAGTAGCAACATGTTTTCTTGAGGATGTCAATGGAGTGTGTTTTGTTGATGAACTTTCAGAAGCATTGATAGACTATCTTGAAGATGTGTCTGAAATAAAGATAGAAAAAGACGAAATTGACGGCGAAGCATTTCTCTTGCGAAAAGAACAAGAAGAGAAAGACAAAAAGAACAAAGAGACAGTAACTAAGTAAGGGGACAGAACATGTCAGACAGTGATAAAGACAAAACCAATAATGACGACAATAAGACTGATGATAAAACCGATGATGACGGTATGACCGATGGTATACCGACAGCAGTATCTAATGCTATTGATGAAGTATTAGCCCGTAAGGATGATGATACAACGGACGATGACAATGTAGATGATAATAAAGACGACGACAAAGATGACAAGGCAGATGATTCTACCGATGATACCAATGACAGTGCTGATGACAGTACTGACGACGATTCCACTGATAGTGGAGATAAAGATGCCGATGAAATAAAAGGCATCGACGTACTTGGATATGATGCTGAGATGGTTCA